CTCCTCGACGACGCCGTCACGGATGGTCGGATGTCACTCGTCAAGACGCAACGCGACGCTCTTCGGGCGGCCATCAAGTCCGTTCTTCGTCACCGCTAACTACTAGGACCTGTCCGGGGAGGAACCGTGCTGAAGGAATGGCAGTTCAACATCCTCTTCTTCGTGGGTGTTATCGGCGCGGTCCTCCTGATGGTGGGCCCATCGATTGGGATGAACGTGAGTCAGAATCCTACCGCCGTCACTGGCGTTGGAGCGATTCTCACGTACATCCTGACTCAAAAGAAAGCGCTCACGAAGAACGGCGATGATGACTCGTCGAAACCCACCAAGAAGGAAGGGGACGATGGCTAATGGGCTGGCCTGAAAGACTAGAGTGGCTGATTCTCGGCTGCTTGATCGGCTTCGTGCTTGGGTACATCGTTCGTACCCTTCGCGACATCAAAGAGGAGCTCGACGAAGTGGACGAGATCGTGAAACAGGATCACCACATCGAGAACAAGGAGCGTGGTTCGATTCACGCCCCTACGATGGCCGGCGCCATGCTGATCGTCGTCGTCCTGATCACGGTTTGGGCCGCGTTCGCAAGCCAGAAGGCGAGCAACGAGGTCAAGGCCACTCAGGACCAACTCGCTCGAGTGACTTCGTGCAACAAGGACTACCTGTCGAAGACGATCTCGACGATCAACGCTCGGACGCGGTACTCGCAGAGACAAGCGATTTCCAACGTCCAGCTGCAGAAGTCACAGGCTCGCTTCATCGGCCTCCTTCTGCATGATCCGCCGCCGGACGAGTCCACCTCGCGAGCGGCGTTCCTCGAGTACTTCAACGACCTTCAAGCATTTCTCAATACGTCGACTGACACAGCCAATGTGGTGGAGCAGAATCCCTACCCGACGTCCGCTGAGCTCGACGCCTGTATCGCAGGCAAGTAACCCATCTCACGGAAGGAGGGGGACACATGAGCAGCATCCTGGATGACATCAAGCACATGCTTGGTATCACACCGGAGGAGACGGCGTTTGACGTCGACATCATCAACGGCATCAACGGAGCCTTCGGCACGCTGACTCAGCTCGGTGTCGGCCCCGTCATCGGCTACCAGATCACGAGCAAGCTCAACGACTGGGCCGAGTTCTACACCGACCCCCGGATGAACGCGATCAAGACGTACGTGTTCCTGCGTACCAAGATCATGTTCGACCCTCCGACCACGGGATTCACACAAGACGCGTACGAACGCCAGATTCAGGAGCTGGAGTTCAGGCTGAACGTCGTGGCCGACTACGGGTGATAGGTGCTTAGCAACACTGCCACCCCGAAGTACTACGCGGAGTTCCGGGAGAAGGTACTGAGCGGAGCCATCCCCGTCTGTGAGGAGATCTCTCTTCAGATGCAGTTGATCGACAGACTCATCGCTGACCCGAACGTCTACTACGACGACTTGGCGATCGATGGGTTCATCGAATTCTGCGAAGAGGAGATGACCCTCACAGACGGGGGTGACGTCCACTTGCTCGATTCCTTCAAGCTCTGGGCTGAGGATCTCCTGTCTTGGTTCATCTTCGTCGAGCGCGAGCGCTGGGACGTAGAGCAGCAAGCGTTCGTTCTGAAGACCGTGAAGAAGCGGTTGAGGGACACGCAGTACCTGATCGTTGCTCGTGGTGGCGCCAAGTCGATGTACGTGGCGTTCATGCAGGCGTTCTTCCTCACGGTTGACCGTTCGACGACGCATCAGGTGACTGTTGCGCCGACCATGATCCAGGCCCAAGAGGTCATCACACCCATCAAGACCGCAATCACTCGTGCTCAAGAGCGACCGGAAGGTCAAGCGCCACTGTTCAAGTTTCTCACTGACGGCTCGCTGAACAACACGACCGGAGCACGGTCGGGACGCCAGAAGCTGGCCTCTACTAAGCGAGGAATCGAGAACTTCCTGACTAACTCGTACCTCGAGGTCCGACCCATGAGCATCGACAAGGTGCAGGGTCTGCGATCCAAGTACAACTCGGTGGACGAGTGGCTTTCGGGCGACACGCGTGAGAACGTTATCACCGCGCTCATGCAGGGTGCCACCAAGTTCGAGGACCCCATCCTCATCGCCATCTCGTCAGAGGGAGTGATCCGTAATGGCGTAGGCGATGACATCAAGATGGAGCTGATCACGATCCTTCGCGGAGAGTCGGAGCAGCCGAACGTTTCGATCTGGCACTACAAGCTGGACGACGTCTCGGAGGTTGCCAATCCTCGAATGTGGGTCAAGGCCCAGCCGAACATCGGTAAGACGGTCTCGTATGAGACCTACGAAGCCGACGTCAAGAAGGCCAAGCAGTTCCCGTCAGTCCGCAACGAGATCCTCGCCAAGCGTTTCGGCCTTCCCATGGAGGGCTACACGTTCTTCTTCACCTACGATGAGACACAACCCACCCTCGCAACGCTCGTTCCTGACCGGTTCGACAAGATGCACTGTTCTATGGGTGTGGACCTCTCTATGGGTGACGACTTCTGTGCGTTCTCGTGGCTGTTCCCGCTCCCGCGCGAGGAGTTTGGGCTCAAAGGTCGCAGCTACATCACTCGACGTACTCTCGACCTCCTTCCTGGAGCGAAGAGGCTCAAGTATGAAGAGTTTATGGCTGAAGGCACGCTTATCATCTTCGAGGGCACCGTCCTTGACATGATGGACGTGTACGACGACCTGTTCGCGCACATCGAGTCCCATCAGTACGAGATCCGTACTCTGGGCTTCGACCCTTACAACTCCAAGGCCTTCATGGACCGTTATGAGCGGGAGTGGGGCCCATACGGCATTGAGAAGGTCATCCAGGGTGCGAGGACCGAATCGGTCCCACTGGGAGAGATGAAGAAGCAGGCTAACCAACGCCTCATTCGTTTCGACGAGCGGATCATCACTTACACCATGGGTAACGCCGTTACCTGGGAGGATTCAAACGGTAATCGTAAGCTGCACAAGCGGCGGAACGATGAGAAGATCGACAATGTGTCCGCCTGGCTAGATGCCTATGTGGCGATGAAGGCACACCCCGACCAGTTCGACTAGGAGGTGAGAGATGGGACGGATTCGGAGGCAACTCACACGAGAGCTCAAGCACGGGTGGAACGCCTTCCGTGACGCTCCTCAGGACAGCAGTTACGGAGGTGGTTACACCCAGAGCCCTCGGAGCAATCGCAGTCCGGCTCGTTATTTCAGCGATCGGTCGTTCATCGGGTCGATCTACAACCGCTTGGCGGTAGACTTCGCGTTGATCGAGTTCTACCACGCAAAGCTGGATGAAAACGACGTCGCTTCGGACATTGTCCGCGACGGTCTCAACCGGTGCTTCACGCTGGATGCCAACGTTGACCAGAACGCGTTCGCGCTGAAGGTCGACTTCGCCATGACGCTCTTCGAGCAGGGTACCGCTTGCGTGGTGCCGATCGACTGCGACATGGACCCGTTGGCATCGTCCAGCTACGACATCCGAGACCTGCGAGTGGGCACGGTGGCCGCATGGCACCCGCGCAAGATCACGCTGATGGTGTACGACGACCGAGAGGTCAACGACGCCGGCGAACCCGTCAACGGCGGGATCAGCAAGCAGCTCACGTTGCCCAAGGACATGGTCATGGTGGTAGAGAACCCGTTCTACACCGTCATGAACGAGCCCAACGGCTTGCTGCAGCGGCTCATCACGAAGTTGGGTCTTCTGGACACGGTGGACGAGGCGGCTGCTTCTGGCAAGCTCGACCTGATCCTCCAGCTGCCCTACACCGTTCGCGGTGAGAGCAGACAGGCCCAGGCGGCCAAGCGACGTGACGATCTGCGAGCACAGCTCAAGGACGACGAGCTCGGCATCGGCTACATCGACATCTCCGAGAAGGTCATTCAGCTGAACCGTTCGATCGAGAACAAGCTGCTGGACCAGATCGAGTACCTCGGCAACGCGGTCATGTCCGAACTGGGTCTCACTCGTGAGATCATGAACGGCACGGCCCCTCGCGACACGATCAACAACTACTACGACCGCACCATCGAGCCCGTCGCTCAGACGTTCGCGCTCGAGGTCAAGCGGAAGTTCCTCACGAAGACTGCTGTCACGCAAGGACATTCCATCGAGTACTACCGCGACCCGCTGAAGATGATCCCCATCTCCGAGCTGGCCGAGGTGGCGGACAAGCTGATTCGCAACGCCGTTCTCACGGCAAACGAGTTCCGTCCGAAGATCGGTTACCGACCCTCCAAGGAGCCGGGAGCCGACAAGCTGGTGAACCCCAACATGCCACTCGAAGACCAGGCCCACCCGGGTACCGACGCCGCGGCTTCTGCAGAT